GTTGTGGTGGTGGCGGAAGTAGGCGAGGGTGGTCGGGAAGATGTAGAAGCCGATCAGCATCAGGGCGGCGATGATGCTGCTGGCCAGGTTCGCGTCGAGCATGTCGTTCCTTTCCTTGGGGGGGACAGCCGAGCGGTGCTCGGCCGGGTCTAGCGGGCGCGGTTCCGGTAGGCGCGCATCGAGGGGCCGAGGCTGCGGTAGACGCCGTCGGCGCACAGGTAGAGCTTCTGGGTTCCGCGTCCTCGCGGGACTTCGAGGGTGACTGGCTTGGTGGTCATCAGTCCCGCCGCTTAGATGTCCGGCCCGACGCCAGCACGACCTTGGCGGTGTTGACCTCCGGGTCGAACGGTCGCGGAGTGAACATCCACTCGGAGAACTCGTCCGCGGTCATCGCCGTGATCTCAGTCAGCAGTGCCTGTTCTTTCTCCGTCATCGTCTTCTCCTTGGGGGGGATATCCTTCATTGCGTCCACTCTAGTGGACAGCGGTGGGTTTGTCAAGTCGGTAGGGGTTCCTGGCCGGGTCGCGGCTGCTGCCGCCTGGCCTGCGACAGCATGCTGATCACCTCGTCGCAGAAATCGTCGCCCATGAACAGGTCGTACACCTCGACGTCATGCCGGCCGACGAAGATCGACAAGAGCACGCCCTGCGGCGTCGCTGTCACGCCGACGCGGCCGATCAGGTTCGTCCGCTTCACCGGGTCAGGCTGTGGGTGTGGCCGCGCAGCGAGTGCCTCGAGGCGGCGGAGCTCGTTATCCATACTGGTCCTCCAAGTGGCTAATCAGTGCCTCAGCATCCGCGCCAGTCAAGTCCTCGAGGTAGCTGGCGCGGTGGCGGGCGAGGCGGCTCAGCCGATCGTACTGGCCGAGCGCCAGGTCGATCGCCTCACTCCACGCCTCGGGATACTCACGGTCGGCGTAGACCGCCGCCTCGGCCATGCTCTCCAAGACGCCGTCACAGGGATGGGCCAGGGTGGGGATGCCGCGGCAGGCCGCCTCGACCGCAATCCTGCCCCACGACTCCTCCCGACTCGGCAACAAGAGCAGCTTCGTGCCGGTCAACGCGATCCGCACGTCCGGCTGGAACTCCCACACCGTCAGGTTGTCGTAGCGGCCGGGCTTGTACGCCTGCTCGTCCCACGCACCACGGACGCCCAGGAAGTCCAGATCGGGTCGTAGCCGCACCAGCTGCTCCAAGACGCGGACGCCCTTCAGCTGAGACAGGTTGACCAGCGTCATCGCGCTGCCCCGCCGGCCGTCATACCGCTGAGTGGGAACGTGCGGACGCAACAGCAGCGAGCCCGGCCGCGTCCGCTGCACGTGCAGGCTGTTGGCGATCGGCCGGGCCGTCCGTGGCGGGTGCTGCGAGGGCGAGTGCAATAGCCAGTAGAGAGCGGCCTTGGCCCGCTCGGCCAGCAGCACCTCGGCGTGGCCAGTGCCCAGGTGGCCGATCACGACGTCCGCCGTCTTCGCGTGGAGGACGACGTCGACGCCCTCGAACTGGTACGCCGTCCGCAACCGGTGATGCCAGAAACGCACGCTATGACCGCGTCGTATGCAGGCGAGGAGGAACTCGTGGGCCATCCACTCGGCACCACCGCCGACCGGCGGGTAGAGGTTCCCCGACCAGACGATCCTCACTACTCCTCCTCGACTGGCGTCTCGGACGAGAAGTTCGGAACCAAGGCGAGCACTGACAGGATCGTGACGTAGAGCACTTCGCTGCCGAAGAACACCGCGCCGATCGCCGCCAAGAGCAGCGTCCAGAAGCCGAACGCTCGCCGATCCCGGCTGGTGAAGCGCTTGACCAGGTAGTCCGGCGGACCGTAGATGATGCGCTTCAGTCGAGTGCCTCCCAGCCGACCAGGAAGACCAGCCACAGGCCGTGCGCCACGTACCCACCGATCAACGCCCCCGCCAAGGTCAGGCCGCCCAATACGATCGCGTTGACGACTGCCTTCACGGCACCGGCAGCCTTCGCAGCTCGTCGGCGCAGCACAGCATCGCCTCGGCGACCAGCAGCATCGCCTGGGCCTGCGTCCGTTGCAAGCGCTCAGCGGTCATCGCTTCCTCGTCCAGATAGTCCAGCAGGTTCTCGCATTCCTCCGAAATCTCGTCGATCGTTCTCATACCAGCCTCCATTCGGTTGGTGCCCGCTCAGCCAGGTGCGTCCGCTGGCGGTACGGGTGAGGGCGTCGCTGCCCGTTCAGGATGCTGGCCATAGCCTCGTCGTGGTCGCAGATCGACGGCGAGCAGACCCGCAGCTCGAGCTCCTGCTCGGCCATCCAGCAGCCGATCACATCGTCGTCGTAGCGAGCATCCGGATGGCACCGCCACTGGTGATCCAGCAGGCTGGTGATCAACTCGCAGGGCAGGGCGAGGGCGACCGTCGGAGGCCAGTGATACTCAACCGACAGGGGAACCAGCGTGCCCCACCCGGCGCGCTTGTGCAGGGTCGCCTCGGGCAACCACGGCCGCATCCAGAACGCGACAGCCGCGCCCTCCGCCACCTCGACCGCCGCCCTCGCCGAGGTGATGAATCCGGTGGCGGGGAGGGCGTCGTCCTGGATCACGAGGTGGTACCCGGTGGAGCCGTGTTCGGCCCAGGCCAGCATCGCCGCCTGCAGGTTGCCCGCCGTGCGCGTCCGGTCGACCATCACCGACGGATGCAGGCTCAGCAAACGACCGGCCAGGGCGACGGCTCGGGCCTGCCGCTGGGGGTGGCTGAGGATCGTGCAGCTCAGGTTCACCGGCCGGGTACCGCCACCAGCATCACGTCCTCCTCCAGCATCCGCACCTTCGTCATCCGGTTGAAGTCCTGCGGCCCCCAGATCGAGCGGTGCCGCTCCGTCGGCCAGCCATTGTCGGCCTCCGGATTCTGGAACCAGACGGATGGTGTGGTGATCACCACCGGGCATGTGATCCGCGCTAAGACCTCGTGGCCGTCGGCCTTGGTCAGGTGCTCGATCACGTCGGCGAACAGGCAGACGTCATACGGGTCGAAGAACTCGCTGGGCATGTCGCGGACGTCGCCGAGCTGCACCCAGTCGTAGACCTCCCACAGGACGGGCGTCAGGTAGCGGCCTTCCGCCTCGATCGCATCCAGCCGTCGCAGGCCGTGCAGATACTCCCGAGCCAGAAGGCCGTACTTACCGTACCCCGGCCCGACATCCAGCATCGAGAAACTGCCCTTACCAGCGACCGCCTCCTGCAAGGCCAGAATCACCGGCAAGGCGGCGGACAACTTACTGGTCGGCACGCCAGGCGGTCAGGTTGCGGAGCCGGGCGCGGAGATGCGCTGCCCGTGCCCGGGGCTGCGGCACACGCCGGCCGCGTCCAGCGGGTAGTGACACGTCGGGCATGGTCGGGGTGGTGGCTGCGCTTTGATTCGTGGCTGCTGGCTGCGGAACAGGCTCATCCCTTGGAGGGCGTCGCGTGTTGTCTCGGTCGGCTCGGCCACGGCCCGTCACCGTACGCTCCTCGTCGGATGGCCTCTCGGGCTGCCTGCTAGCACTCACCGGATCACACCCGCCTTCCTCAGCTGCGCATCCAGCACGGACTGGTCCCAGGTGTTCCAGAAGTCGGCATGCGCCGAGTTCAGCGGGCCCGAGGAGAGCCGGAAGCCGGTGGCGCTGGAGCGGTTCCACTCGAAGCTGACGCGGATGTGCGGGATCGCGATGTAGCCGGCTGGGCAGATGTTCCCCTTCGGGCCGTAGACGAAGCTGCTGCGGCCGACGCCGTTCCCCGACCAGCAGTTGGGGAAGCGCACGGTGGTCTGGAGCTCCTCACCGCGGGGACAGGTGATCGGCACCGGCGAAATGGGGACGGACGGGTCGGCGAGGCAGTCCCACTTGACGCGGTCGACGCCCTGCGGCTGGGTCGCGCTTGAGCTGCCGCCGATCATCTGCGCGCCGGCGGGGACGGTGTGGACATAGCCTTTGCCGGGCTTGGTGGAGTAGTAGGCGACGGCCTGGCGGAGCTGGTAGGGCTGCCCGCTGGGTGTGATTGGGGCGGGGAACCAGTACCCGGCGGTGTCACCGGCCAGCTTGCACGTCGTCCCACCGTTCCGCATCGAGGAAAGCGTCGAGTTCGCGTTGGTGGTCGTGTTGCCGAAGAACTGGTGGAGATGACTCGCGCCGGATTGGCCGGGGAAGACGATCGGGTCGTCGGATCGCTGGTGGGAGAAGTTGCAGGGGACGCGGAGGACGCCGGCGGCGTAGGCCGGTGAGGAGCAGAGGGCGAGCAGGATGAGGCTGAGCACGAACGCGGTGATCGTGGCGTACCGGGTGATCATCTGGCCTCCCATGGTTGGACTCTGTCGCAGGCTAGCGAGAGCGTGGGCTAGGGCTTCGCCGCCTTGGCTTTGACCGGGTACTGGCGGTGCGGATCGTCGATCTGACTCGCACTGATCAAGACCGGCACGAGGATCAGGGTGGCGACGAGGATGACGAGGGCGATGAACTCGAGGGTGAGTCGTGCTGGGCTAGGTAGGTTCATCGGCTGCTTTGCGGATGATCTGCTGGGCGCGGGGGACGCAGCACAGCACGACGTAGCGGGTCATGCTCAGCCCCTTGATCTCCGCGGCGCGGCGGATCGTGTCGTACTCCTCGACGCTGATCGAGACGTTCAACTGCTGACGCGGAGCCACTCCCCGAGGCTACCCTGTCCACTAGACGGGACGCAAGCTAGGCGTCGAGTCGCAGCGTGTCATCCGCCTCATAGACGACAGCCGGCGACGACCCCGCCAGGTACTCATGCGCCGAGCTCGACGTGTCGACCTGGTCGTCGTGCGCGCCCTCCGGGAACTGGCTCAACTCGTCGATATAACTGATCGTCCAGTCCGCCTCGACGATCCTGACCAGGCCGTTGCCGAGCATCGCCGAATAGGGGACGGCTCGTTGCTGCTTGCTGCCGGTTGGTCGGATCGCTTGGACGGCGTACTGCTGCAGGTTCCGCTGGATATGCCGCGTCGTCATCTTCCCGCTGCTGCCGCCCTCCTCCTCCACCCGCTGCACGATCCCCGGCCCATCCGCCGTCGCGGTGAGGCGCATCAGGCGGTCGACGTCGTCGGGTTGTAACTGGTCGCGGACGACGTTCCGGATCACCATCACGCCGGTCTGACTATTCCAGTCGGCCCGCAGGCCGACCGTGTAGTCGGGGTCGTGCTCGCCGCCGCTGGGCGCCGTCGCCGCCAAATCCCACGCCCGCACGCTCGTATCCCCCTCGGGGTAGGCGGCGGGGACGAGGCTTTGCAGCATCGCTTCGCGTTGGAACATCGAGCCCTGACTGGACACGTCCCAGTCGCCCTGCTCGAGCTGGCTGCGGATCAACGGGTGGAGTTTCGCGAGGCCTTCGCGGTAGGAGGTGACGTCGAGGCCGGGGTTGTCGGTCATCACCGCCCGCACGTAGCCGGTGCCTGGTTCGCGAGTCTGCGGGTCGATGAAGCGGCGTTTCACCCAGTCATGCCCCGGCCCGCCCGGATTGCTGGCGGCGCGCATCCGTAAGGGGACTTTCACGTCGCCGGCGCGACGGAGCCTGGAGAAGAGGTAGCGGTACATCTTCTCGGTGAACTGGGTCAGCTCGTCGAAGCCGATGTACTGGTACTCCTGGCCGAGGTAGCGGTAGATGTCCTGCTCGTTCTGGACGTGTCCGAACGTGATCGTCGCACCGCTGGGGAAGCGCCACTGCGAATGCCCCGCCGACCATCGAGCGTCTGATCCGCTGAGCCAGTCAAGGCTCATCGGGATCAGGCCGCCCGGCATCGACAGCTGCGGATACGTCCGCCGCAGGAGCAGGGCGGCGTAGCCGGGCTGGTCGGCGTACATCAACGACGCCTCGAGGAGCGCGGTGGATTTGCCGGGGCCAGCGCTGCCGCCGAAGAACACCTCGAGCTGCGGCATCCGCAGGAATGCTTCCTGCCGCTCCGACGGTGGGAACGGCGCGTGATACGGCCGGCGGAGCGCGCCGCCGAGGGCGACGAGGAGGTCGCGGCGGCGTGCGTTGGCTTTACGGAGAGCCATTTGGCGAGGCGCCGGAGGATTCGGCGATGATCTGCGCGACCGCCTCCAGCCGGGCGAGGCCGTCGTCTAGCTCGCCTTCGACTTTGATCTCGCCGCCGAGTTGGATGGCTGCTTCGTCGCGCCAGTTCTCTTTGAATCCGCGGCGGAGGATCTCGATGGCTGCGCGCCAGTCCGCGTTCTCGCCTGTGCCCGCCCGTACGACGCTAGTGACGAGTCGGACTTCGGCTTGGGCTCTGGCTTCCATGACCGCCTCTACGAACTCGACGTAGATCCGTTCGCCTTCTGGTACCGGGGTTTCGTGTTCTTCGGCGCGTGCTATGGCGTCTTTGCCGCGGGCGAGCCATTTCCATCCGGCGGCTCGGCTGATGCCGGCGTATTCGCAGGCGACGTGGAAGAAGTTCCCGACCTGGATGGCTTGGATGATCTTCTCTTGGAGTTCGGGCGTGAGGGCGCGGGGTCTAGCCATCGTATGGTCGTCCGCAGCAGGTGCAGCTGGTGGGGGTGGTGAGGGGTTCGGTGATTCGTTGCATGAGCGCGTCGAGGTCGTCGGCGTCGCGGGCTGTGCCGTTGAGGCCGGGTGGGGTGGTGGCGAGTTTGCGGAGCAGTTCGGCCAGCTTGACGTCATCATACGTGGCAGCGTCGGTCGAGCCGTTGTCGCCGAGCATGATGCGGAGGGCTTGTTCGTCGTCGGCGTCGAGGAAGAACGCGGGGAGCTCTTTGGCGCCGAGTTGTTGGGCAGCCCGGTAGCGGTGATTGCCGACCAGTATCCGGTTCGTGCCCTCCTGGACGATGAGGGCGCCGTACCAGCCGTTCGTGGTGATCAGTTGGCTGATCAGGCCGATGTCGCCCTCGCGGGGGTTGTCGGGGTGGGGGGTGAGCGTGTCCAGGGGGACGGCGTCGGAGTAGGTCTGGTTCACTGCCTGGGAGCGTACCCCGTGGTGTGGTTGGTGGCGTCTTCGACGAGCTGGTTGATCGCGTCGTGGACGAGGGCTTGGATGCTCTCCCCCTGGTCGGCTGCGAGGATCTTCAGGCGGCGGTGGAGGTCAGCGTCGACGCGGATGATCACCGTCTTGTGACCGGCTCTCATTTTGTCAAACTATCACCCCTAGTCGGGCAGCTTGACGAGATCGCCGTGCGCCGTCTGCCAGTCCGAGAACTCGACCAGCACGGCGGCCATCGCCTGCGCGTTCTCCGCGCCGCTGGCCTGGGCCACCAACTGGTAGTAGGCCAGGACGCCCAGCGATAGCACGTCCTGGGCTCGGAGGACGAAGTACGGCTCGCCGTGGTGCAAGTAGAGCTGGATCGGAACGCTCGGGTCGTACTTCACCATTCGCTCCGCGCCGGGTAGAGCCGGTCGAAGCGGACCCGGCCGATCTTCCCGACGCAGTACGCGACCTCGGCGTCAGATAGCCGGTTGCGAAGCGTGGCGAGGGTGGCTGGGTCGCGGGTGGTGAGTTTGCGGTGGCAGGTCACGCCGGGCCCGTCGCAGACCGGGACGATGTCGTCATCCACGTCGTCGCCGCCCTGGCTGCGGTTGAGGAGGTGGTGGCGAGTCAGTCCGCGGGCTTGGCCGCAGACGCGGCAGCGGCCCTCCCGCCGCAGCTTCGCCAGCCCCGCCTGCGAGTCACGGATACGCGGGGGTGGCTTCGGGTCGGGACGGGTCACGATTGGAATGTCCAGACGATCGCCGGCGTGCCGGTGTCCGTCCGCCGCCTGCGGCCGCTGTCGATGATCGGCCAGCCGTCGGCGATCAACTCCTCGCGCCGGGTGGCGGGCACGTGCGGCCGCGCGCCGACGCCGTAGTTGTGCCACAGCTCGTAGTCCGTCGCCCCGGCCACGCCCACCATCCGCAGCACCTCCAAGACCCTCGCCCGCTGCGTACCCGAGCGAGGATGCACGCGGATAGCGGCCGCCCGCTCGGTGTCCGTGCCGGCGGTGTGGAAGCGGCCGATCCGGTTCCGCGCCGGGTCAGGCAGATCGCCGAATGCGAGCTGGTCACTCATCCGACTGGTTGGGATCGTTGTTCGTCCAGCGCACCGGCTGGCGCTGCGGCACGTACCCGTTGCGGCGTAGCCACGAGCGGAGGTGCGAGTCGGACACCTCGAGGTGGCGGGCGATCGCGTCGATCCGCTCGCCCTGGTTGATCCGCCCGATCACGTCCTCCGCGTACGTCGGGGTCTGCCCATCATCGAGCAGGATGAACTTCCGCTCCTCCAACCTCGTCCTCGGTGCCATCGCTTCCTCCTCGAAGTATCACCCAGCGGGCAGTTGGAGGCTGCCCGCCGGGGTTCTGGGGTCAGACTGCAGGGTTCAGGAGTTGTGCGCAGTCGTGGTCGTTGGGGCACATCAGCCACGTCTCGACCAGCGCGTCATTCGCGAAGTCGAGGATCGTCGTCTGCCCCTCGTGATAGTCGACGCGCCCCTTGATGATCCGGCCCTGCTCATCCACCGCCACATCCACTAGGTAGACACGGACGACCGCCTCGAGGGGGAGGCCACAGACTGGGCAAGTAGCGATGCTCTGGCTCATGGCTGCTCCTGGTCGTGGGAAGGCAACGAGCGTGACCGCCACGTCGCCGCGTAACACTCCTGCGAGCAGTACCAGAGCGGAGTCGGCTTCGCATCGTCGCTGACCGCGCCCTCATCCTGCGACCCGAAGTTCGTGCCGCAGACGGGGCACCGCATCGGCTTCAAGCGACCATGTGGTTGCTCCGGGCCGTGATACTCGCCGCACACAACGCACGCCGGGGCGTGGAACGAATCACTCGTAGGCTGCTCTAGGTCATTGGTCGCCCGCCGGGGAAGCCCAGCGCCAGTCAGCGGCTCCTGGTCGTGGGAGTGAACCTCGTCCAACCACTTCCGCGCCGCCTCCCGCCACTCATCCGACTGGTGAGGCCACGCCTCCTCGGGCGCATCCACGTTGCTGATGATCCCGATGGCCCAGCCGATCAGGTGGTCGTGTGCGGTGTCGTCACTCATCTGCGTGCTCCTAGCTTTGGAGGATGGATGCACCAGTACGTATAGGACGCCCGCCCCAACGACGGCGCTGACCACGAGCAGGGAGATGAGCCAGCCCAGCGCGTCAGGCATCGTCTGCGGCCTCCCCTGGGCGTAGGTCGTCGAGCAGCGGCCCGATGCTTAGATTCGGCGGCGCGCTGGGGGTTGCTGGCCCGCCCGAATACTCGACACGTTCCGAAACGCCCGTCGTCACGTCGATCTCGAAGACGATGTCGCCGTCCCAGTCCCACTCGGCGTACTCCTCGACGGCCAGTTTGATTCGCCGAAGAAGGTGTGCCCAGCGGAAGTCGGTGACGGGTTCGCCGTTGCGGTGCTTAGGCCACTGGATACGGAGCGTCATCTCGCTGTCACGGATCTCAGTCATCGGGTGTGCTCCTGGTCGTGGGAGGGCTCGCCCAGCATCCTGAGCATCAGCCCGATGATCTCGTTCGGCAGGCTGCACCCGTTCAACAGCGGCGAGCAGTCCGGCATGTGATGGACGGGGCAGACGATCCGCGTCTGCTCGACGTGTTGGCGGGTGACGCTGAGAGCAGCATCCACGGCGATCCGCTCGATGTCCTTGACGCTCAGGGCACGATGCCGCGCCTCTCCATCGGTCGCCTCACGCGCCTGCCGGATCGCCTCGTCGCGGAGCGTCACCGTGCCCTACCCCACGCGGTGGCGACGGTCGCCGGGTCGGTGGTCGGGATCGTGATCTGGTCGAGCAGGGTGAGCCAGTCGGCGTAGCAGTAGGTCTCGGTCTTCCACGTCCAGTGCTCAGCGACGGGGCCGGTGCAGTTCCACTTGCCGACGGCTGAGCCGACGACGAACCGGTAGAACTGGACGACCCGCCACTGCCCGGCTCGAGGATGCGTGTACGGCGCGATCTCCGAGGGCGGGCTGTACTTCTGCGGCCCTGGCCCGTTGAAGGTCGCCGAGTCGCCGCCTCGCAGCTGCTTGACGTACGCGAAGCCGTTCGCCCCCGGCTGGACGTTGACGGCGTTGGCGTAGTCGCGGCCGAACGAGAAGCAGTCCAAGACGGTCGCCTGGGTGTGCGCGTTGAACTGGTCGTTCGGGTAGGAGAACATGCCCCACGCCCGGTTGAACCCATGCGCCGTGAACAGCGGCAGGCTGCCGCACGTCTCGTCCCGCAGCTGGACGTCGCTAGCCGTCGTCAGGATCAGCTTCGTCTTCCCATTGCTCGTGGCTTCCCAGCCGTACTGGGTATGCCAGGCGCGGAGCTCGTCCCAGCTGGGGTAGAGGGCGGGGTTAGCGCAGCGGTGCGTCGACTCGTTGATGAACTTCGTGACGACGCCGAACGTCCCAGTCAGGCCACGAGCGTCCATGTCGGCGATTACCGTGCCCAGCGGCACCGAGCCGGGGAGTGGCGTCTTGGTCGTGCAGTCCGCCTCCGCCAACTGGGCGCGATCGGCGAACAGGGTCAGGTAGGGCGGCGTCGCCGCCCCGGCGGATGCTGGCCAGATGAGTCCGGCCACGAGCAGGAGGAGTAATCCGAGCTTCTTCATCGTTCTCCCTTGGTTGGTTGGGGGTCAGGCTGGTGGCTGGCAGCGACGCAGCGCCCGGAGCGCGGCCCGTGCGTCGCCGTCCAGCTTCCAGCCACGCTCCACCATCGTGGCGAGCAGTGTCTGGTAGTCGTCGTCGCCCATGCCCGGCACGTTCTCGGCCAGCCACAGGTCGGTGATCCGGTTCGGCATCGTCATCATCATGTTCCTCCCTGGTTCGCGCTCGACCCATCGGCAGAGCGGATTCTCACAAGCCCCGGCGCGTTGGCTGCGGCAGTAGCAGGCTGGGCAGATCCCGAGGCCCTGCCCGCGCCGCCGCGCATCATCCTCAACCTCGACCTGGAGCCGGAACTCGTTCACGACGTACTCGTTGTAGAGGCCCATCAGTCCCAGCCTCGGCAGCCGCAGTAGTAGCGGTCGGGGTGGCGCGGCCCGATCGGCTGGAAGTCCTCGCAGACGAACCGCGAGCCGGGCCGGTAATACTCGCCGCCCTCGTGCGCGATGATGTTGTACCGGCAGTGCTTGCACGTCTCCCGCGCCTCGCGGCTGTCCGGGCCGAGGTACTCGAAGCCGAACAACTCGCGGCTGCTCGGCGCCTCCTGGCCGCATGAGCAGCGAGCCACGCGGCCGGCCAGGCTGGGGTCACTCATCTGGTTCCTCCTTGGGGGGAGATCATCCCGTCCATACTAGTGGACGAAGGGGTAGGTGTCAACCTGGAGCGCCGACGGGCCGCACCAGTTTCCTGGGAACGGCCCGCCGGTTCCATTCCCCCCAAGGGAACGAGATCACAGCCTAGCAATCCTACGCCAGGCCGCACGTCCCCGCCGTCGACCACGGCGACCAGCCATAGCTCGAGTAGAGGCTCCACGCCATGTCCAGCTGCGCACCCAGCGGCACGTTCAGCCAGGAGTCGCCGTAGGTCGCGGCGATCGTCGGCCCCGGGTCCTGGTACTGGCTGGGCGCGTAGATATACCCGAAGTAGCCAGCAGACGTGTTCGGCCCGTCCATGCCGTACTCCTCGTGGATGCTGATGCAGCTCATCGCGCCGATGAACCAGGACGGCAATGAGCCGCCCGGCTGGTCACGCTCCTGCACGTAGCGGGCGTGCGCCTGGGCGGCGTTCCCCCACCAGATCGCTGCGATGTGCCACCGCTTCCAGGTGGGCGTGGAGTGCTGGTGCGCGACCCAGTGGTAGGGCTTGCAGCAGAAGCCGCCCAGTGATTGCCAGTGGTGCGTCATCCGCACCGCGTGGTTCACCGACTTGAGGGAGTCGGGGGTCTCGGGCCTAGCCGTGGCGGTTGCCGGCCAGGCGAGGGCGGCTACAAGGGCCGCGAGTATGAGATACCGGATTGCATCGTCCTCCTCTTTCGCTTCGCCCCGCACGGTGCGGGACTCGGTTCGGCACCGATAGGTCGATCTACGGTGCAGGTCGCCGCCCGACGGTGCGGGCGGACGCTTCAAAACATCTCATCCTCCGCGAACAAGCTCAGCTGCGACAACCGGCCGGCGGCAATCTGGAGGTACTCCACGTCCAGGTCTATCCCCCAGCAGCGGAAGCCCTCCACCCTCGCCGCAACGGCGGTCGAGCCGCTGCCGATGAACGGGTCGAGGATGACGCCGCCGGGTGGCGTGACGAGGCGGCAGAGCCACCGCATCAGCGCGACGGGCTTCACGGTCGGATGATGGTTCTGCGCGACCTGCTTGCCGCTCGCCGCCGTTCGTCCTGGCGCGACGTTTTCCCCGCCGCTCATCTTGAACGCCTCGCGCTCGGGTAGGTGGTGGAGGCCGGTGTTCCGCTCCGCACGACTCGCCTTCGCCGTATAGAAGAACCGGCTCGCGCCGCCCCGGTCGCCGAAGGCGGCTACGTTCTCGCCTCGCGCCTTCTCGCCCCACCCTTCGCCGCCGTGACCGGCTTGTACCGAAGTTTTGCGGGTGTACTCGCTCGCTGGGCTGAGCGTCCCGGTTTGCGCGTCGAGCATGGCGGCGGCGGTCTCGTCGAGCGCGACGTTCGCCGGCCACCGCCCCGCCGCATGGGAACCGCTGCGCTTCGTCCAGTTGCCAGCCCAACCATCAGCGTCATCCGGGCCATACCCGTTACGCCCGTCGTACGGCCGATCATCCGCCCGCCACGCCTCTTCGGTGCCGATGCGGCACGCGTCGATGTTCAGCGCGCCCACGCCATGCGCCAGGACGTTCGCGGCGACGGTACCGCGGAGCGGCTTCCGCGCGAGGATGACGGGTTCGTACGCTGGTTTGAGCGCGGTACCCCAGCCTTGCCACCGCTCCGCGTCCGGCGTCGCAGGCGCGGTCAGCGGTTGGACGTTCACCGCGAAGTTCCGAGATTCGCCATCCAGCGAGTACCCCGGTTGGGACTCTGGTCGTGCGTTGGGGTTCTGGCCGATGACTTCGCGTTCTGCGCCGGCGGCCTTGTCGATCGCTTTCGACACGTCGAGCGATTTGGGGAAGCCTGAGCCGTAGAGCCAGCAGAGCGTGTCGCGGATCTCGAAGCCAGCGTCCTCAATCGCGCACGTGATCCGGTGCGCCGTCCGCGTCGCGGCGAATGCGACCAGGTGAGCTCCCGGCTTGAGGACGTGCAACGCTGCGGCCCACGTCTCGGGGTCGTACGCGACACCAGCGCTATCCCACGTGCGGCCCATGAACGCGATCTCGTAAGGCGGGTCGCAAACGACCGCGTCGACCGACTCGGCCGGGAGCTCGCGCATCACTTTGACGCAGTCGCCATGGAGGAGGCGGACGTCGCCATCGTCGAGGTACGGGTCAGGCATCTGGGCTGCGGACGCTGGCCTGGAAGACGACGACGCCGCCCGGTTCGATGACGACGTCGTGATGCTCGGTCATGTCCCCGTTCAGGCCTCCCACCGGCCAGTCCCACGCGGCATACCAACCGATGATATGCACCGGCACGGACGACGGGTTCTGCCACGCCAGCTCAACCGGGTCACCCCACTGCGTCACCCGGTGCAGCGTCGCGACGGGGTACTGGTCGCCGTCGCCGTTCTCCGCGATCAGCTGCACGGTCGTGTGCGTCCGCCGAGCGGCGCGTCGAGCAGTCCAGGTGGCGGCGAGGTTGAAGCTGATCGCGACCAGGCACGCGACCATCAGGCCGACCAGGACGATGGTGGTGGTCATGCCACCTCGCGCCACTGATCGACGCCCTCGGTCAGGCACAGGTACTGGCCGTCGTCAAAGTCAATCCAGACCTGCAGACCGTCGGTGAAGGGCGTCAGGACTACGCCGCTCACCGTGCCCTGAAGGCCGGGAGGAAACGGGTCGAAGTCCACGATCTCAACTCGGGTACCTGGCTCCACGATCATCACTCGTCCGCCTTCCGGTAGACGGTGACGTCAGACGGGTCGCACAGGAAACAGCCATGCGTGTCGCAGTCCACCTCGACGGCGCCGTCCGTCGGGCGGATACGGACGACCTGACCGGCCACCCAGCCTGCGTAGCCGAGCGGCTTGACGCGCACCTTGTCGCCCAGCTGGGGCAGCGTCTCGGTGAATGAGAAGCCCATCAGTCGCTCCCTCGTCGCATCCGGTACAGGCTAACCCCGACCAGGATCAGCACGAAGCCGGCGAGCAGGAATGTCCACAGGTCGAAGCCGGTGTAGGGCGTCGTGCCACCAGCGTATTCGGAAACAGCGAACAGGTTCATCGTTCCTCCTTGGGGGGACTACCTTCTCCGTCCAGTCTAGTGGACGCGGGGTTGGATGTCAACCGGGTGCGTGTCGACCTGGCGAGCCAGCCAGGCCGCCTGCCGCTCCGAGAACTCGGCCCGCGCCCAGGTGTCCGCCTGCTCCTGCCCCCACGCCTGGACTCGGCAGCGATAGGCCACCAGGCAGAGTTCGCGCACCTCGTCCGGCTTCGACAGCATGCGGATCGCCTCGATCACGTTGGGATCGTCCTCGGAGTGGGCCACGTACTCCTCGAACGCCACCCGCGTACCCGGCTCCGGCTTCTGCTCCGCCACGTAATCGATCCGAGCCTCGCCCTTCGCCCGTTCGACGTCGTGCTGATACGACTCCATCACCGTGGTTGCCAGCGCCGGCCACGAGCGACGCAGCCAGACCGTCGCCTGCTCCTCACCCAGCGCCTCGATCTGGCGCCGGTAGGCAGCGGTCGCCAGGCCCAACTCGTAGCGCACCTGCTCCGGGTCAGGCGGGTCGGCATCCTTGCCGGCGGCGATCGACAGCGCCTCGTTGACCAGGTCGCTGGTGATCCACTCGAACTCGTCTCGCAGCATCGCCTCGCGCTCGGCCTGCGGTACCTCCAGCAATGCCGTCCGCGAGTAGTTGATGACGCTTCGCCGCCGCTTCTCGGTGACTACCTGCTGGTCATCTAGCCGTAGCTCCTGCAGTTGCCGGTGCTGGTCGAGAATCCGTCGCACTCCGGCGATCACGACCGCTCGCGGTACCTCCGCCGAGTGGCTGCCGGCGATCAAGTCCCTGGTCGCCTCCGGCTCCAGCTCGAGCGCTCGCTCGACGGTCAGCAGTTGTTCGTCGGTCATCCCGACGGCGACCTGACCCAACGCTACGTAGGTGTCGTCTGCTGGCATAGCACCATCGCCTCCTGGCATTCGGGTTGGGTTCGGGTGATGAACAGAGTCATCGAATACGAGCAGGAAGAGCCACTACCTTGCTTCCTGTCTGGAGCGGCGCCGTCTCCCCGGTGTCTCCACCCCGTCTCCGAGGCTTCGTCTATCCCGCCCTTGCTTCACCTGGCGGGTCCCGGCGGACGCAATACCCGGCCGACCGCTTTGGCTCGTGGTCGCGAACCTTACGGCCGGTCGATCGGAGACTCTCGACAGCTTGACAGCATCTGGCGATCCTACCAGGCGGTCACCAGAATGCAGAAGGGCCGGAGCCTGCCAAGGAACCCCGACCCTCTGCGGTGGAGGGGAAGGGGCGCTGTCAGAACCCCCCAACCTCCTAGAGCCTCGCGGCTCAGCGCGTGCGCCGCTGCCTATCCTACCCTGCCCAGCGGACGGACGTGATAAAAAACTATCAACCCTCCGCGAACAGGCTGAGCTGGCTCAGCCGCTGCGCGGCGATCTGGAGGTACTCCGCCGACAGGTCGATGCCGACCGAGCGCCGGCCGTGCTTCCGCGCGACGAGCATGACGGTGCCGCTCCCAGCGAACGGGTCGAGAACGAGCTGCGGCCTGGCGGGCGCGCCACACGCGCACGACGCCGCCCAACCCGTCGTCACATAGACCGGGTCAATGCGGCTACTACCTGCCCGGCCTACGGTGCTTGAGGCTGGCAGGGGTGTAGTACGTCCGCGCGCACGGAACGCGGAATCCGTTTTCGGGCACTCCTTTGCCGATCCTGCCGTCCGATCGACTTGCCGTTGCCACGGCGTGCCACACGCCGAACACTCCCCCCGCTCACTCGTCCCCGCCAATATGCAACGCCTAGCCAACTCCTCCGGGAACGTCGCGAAATGCGCCTCAGGGAAGGGCTGCGTCGGGATGTCCCACACCGACCGCGCATTCCGCCCGACCGTGTTCCCGCCCCGCGCATGGATGCCGAGGTTGTTCGTGTTCCCCGGCTGGATGCCCTGGCCGTTCGCGACGCGCTCGGTGTGCGCCTCGTAGACGCGGGCGTACTTCGCGTTGTGTTCGGCCTGCTCGGGGCTCGCGTTCGCCTCGCGGATCGCGTCCGCGTCCCAGTAATACTTGGGCCGCTTCGAGAGGAGGAAGACGTACTCATGAGCCTTCGTAGGCCGATCCGTCACGCTCTCGGGCATCGGGTTCGGCTTCGCCCAGATGATGTCGCTGCGGAGGTACCACCCGTCGGCCTGCAAGGCGAACGCGACGCGCCACGGGATACCGACGAGATCCTTCGGCTTGAGGCCGTCGCCCGCCTTCGTCGGGACGCCGGTGACGCGCACGGCTGCGCCCGCGCTGTAGTTGCCGCTGCCGTCCGCGCGGTCGCCGTTCGTGCCGCCGCTGGCCGCGCTGCCGGTGTAGCTGTCCCCGAGGTTGAGCCACAAGGTGCCGTCGTCGCGGAGGACGCGGCGTACCATGCGGAACACGGCGACGAGCCGTTCGACGTAGAGATCGGGGGTGGGTTCGAGGCCGATCTGCGCGTCAACCCGCCGCGCACCACACCGCCCGCATTCCGCGCCGAACGCTTTACCCTGCGTGTATGCCGCGTTGTCGATGCCCAACCCGGCGCGCTGCGGGCCGAGCGTGCTTGTTCGTTGGTCGACCGCGGGGTTCTTCTTCGCGTGGTCGCAGTTCGAGTCGCCGCCCGTCCACTCCCCAGTCCCGTAGTCGCGGAGGCCCCAGTACGGCGGCGATGTGACGCACGTCTGGACGCTGCCGGCGGGGAGCGTGGCGAGGACGCTGCACACGTCGCCGTGGTAGAGGCGCACATCGCCATCGTCGAGGTACACGCTCACGCTTTGCCTCGCAACGAGCCGGGTCCGGGATCGCCGCCTTGCGACGCGACCCACGCCTCGTATGGCATCGGCTCGCTCGTGACATTCGCCTCCACCGTGAGTTGCCCGTCGCCGCCGCGACGCCGAGCGCGCGAATCCTCACGCCGAGAAGCAACCGCGAACCGGGATTGACGCCGCCACGCTTCCAAGTAGTCGGATACCGCCCCGGAACCGGGGAAGATGTCGTCCAGGATGTCGTCATCTGTCATTCCGAACGCGTCGAACAACCAGTAACAGAATGCTTGCGGCTTGCTCCCTCGGGTGTTGGAGGGGTTGCGCTGTACGCGGTTTGCGGACACCCAATCTGCGGAGACGGGAGCATCGGGGCGCCTGGAGGGCAGCCACAAGATGACGGGTTCCCATGCGTAGAAGAGCCGCGCGTTGGGTGCATTCGGGTATGCCTTGAAGGAAGCATTTGGCTTGACCCATGCCATTACTCGCGAGTTTTTGGGGCAGAGCGGTAGGAGTTCCGCGAGGCTCGGCGAGCTGGCGCTGAGCGCCCACCCGTCCGGGTACTCCGCAACTAGCCGCTCGATCAGGTTCGCGTGGTCGACCTCGCCCGCGTAGTCGGGGTGATCGGCGTAGTGGCGCTTCGCCTGGCCGATGTATGGTGGGTCGGCGTACGCGAATCTCATCGCGCACCCCGAGAGTCTGGGGTGGACGCAACACGGGCATCCGGGGCGGGGGGAGACGCACCTTCCGATGCGCCCGCGCCCTGCTTTGACCCAGGGACGCTTGCCGCGCCCCGCCCCGAATCTGCAAAGTCGCAGGCGTCACCATCGTCGAGGTATGGCTCACGGATGGGCAATGGCTCGGTCATCGTATCCTCCTCGGTTGTGCCGGTCTTCCCGGGGTGGCGACTCCTCGCCTGCCCCCGCGGCCTGCGCTGGCCGCGCCCCTCCGGCTCGCCGGGTCTCGCCTCGCTGACCACGATTCAGCGCCCGGCCCCACGACGAAGCGGCGGGCAGGGGATGATCCTGCATCTCCCACCAGGCCGGTGAGCGCTCTGCCAGTTGAGCTACCGCCGCCGCTTATCAACCTAGCGCTCCCGCGTCGAGAACCACGCCATGACGACCAGCATCACGACGACCAGCAGGCCGACTGCCCAGAACCAGCCGACCAGTCGCGTCACGCCACCGAACGCGCACAGCGCGACGAAGCCGAGCAGGAGCCACGCGACGAGCTCGAGCCGAGGACGAAGCACGCCTAGCACCCGCATGACTGCTTATGGGTCCAGTGCCCGTCTGAGTAGATGGTGGCTGACTCCCATGGCGCGTCCGAGTCGACGTACTGGACGAGCGCGGACGTGAACTTGGCCTGCGCGTACCAGCCGACGCGGTAGGAGCCGACGCCGCCCCACTTCGAGCTGTCGATGATCCCGTCATACACCCAGGTCACCGAGCCCGTGCCGGTCCTGGTGACGGTGCCCTTCGTGATATGGCCACCACTCCAGCAGACGTTCATCCGCGTCGTCCATGTCCACAGGCGGCCGCCGAACACTCCGTCACGGTACACCTTCAGCGTGTAGACGGAGCAGCCACTGGCTGAGCGTGGGCTGACGCTGGCAGTGCTGGTGGTCTTGCCCGGCGTCGCGTCACTCGATGCCATCGCCGTGGTCGGCGCTGCGAGCGCGATCAGCGCCATCATCAGGAGGAGTACGGTCTTCATGGAAAATCCTTTCCTTGGGGGGTTTGGCGGGCGTCGATGCCCACCACATGACCAGTATCGTCCAGCCGACGATACCGGTCGCCGCCAGCATCATCGCGTCGTCCTGACGCTAGCCCGGCGGGTCTTCGGTACCGCTCGGTGGTGCTGTTCCACGATCTCGGCGTAGGCCTGGTTCTTGCAGACCGAGTCCAGCACCTTGCGGTTGACTTTCCAGCTGGTCACCGGCGTGGCCAGCTCGTCCGATCGCTCGGCTGGCAGCCCGGCTGCCTCCAGCTTGGCCAGCATCTCCGGCACGTCCCAGTACTCGTGCGTACAAACGTCGGGGCCGTCCACCGTCACCTCGAGGTCGCCGTGGCGGATCGTGTACCGGCCCTGGCGGTCGGCCTCCGCCACCAGCGCCTCCTGCAGCGCCCGGATCGTGAGGCGCAGCTGCTCGGCCTGCCAGTCCTGCAACTCGCGCAGCACGCTGCTCACCTGGCGGGTATCGGTCAGGTCGATGACGACGCCCGACGCCGGTGGGTAGTAGATGGTCAGCTCGGTCGATTCGTCAGGCGTCGGCATTCGCCGCCTCCATGATGTTGGCCCGGACGCGGATGATCCACCCGCGCAGCTCGTCCGGCAGTGGCCCGGTGTAGTTCCCGTCCGGGTAGAGCGAGTAGGGCGCGTTCTCGATGTGGTCGAGCAGGGCGATGATCCCGGCCGTGTAGCCCTGGCCGTACTCGTCGCGGAGCGCCTCGGTCAATGTCGTGGTCATTGTGCGTCTCCTTTCTCGAAGATCTGCAGTTGCTTCTCAGCCTCCGCCGGGTTACTGGCGGCGTAGTCGAGGGCGTTCGTGATCAGCTTGACGTCGTCCCGCTGGATCGATGCCATCCCCGCCGCCTTGTCGCGCAGCACGAACCGGACGACCCGCAGCGTCATGTCCTCGTCCACGTCGAGCTGGCGGGCGTGGGCCGCGACCTCGCTGGCCGACTGGTCATCCTGACGCTGGCCGCCGTTTCGGAATGCGCTCTGCTTGTCGTACAGGCTGAGCCCGAACTGGTCACCCAGACTGGTCATGGCTCGCTTCATCGCGTCGCTGCTGGCCTCCTTAGCGGCCAGTTCGTGGCAGGTGATGGTTGACCCTCCGTACTCGACCGCGTCGCCGTAGCCGACGTCTGAGCGCGTCAGGAAGCCATCGATGGTCACCTCCACGATCGCCAGGTAGCCGACTCTCCGGCCCTCCTTGCCATCCCGGCCCTCGAAGACCTCCTCGCCGATGCAGCGCAGCTCGACCAGGCGGGGTGCCCACCCGTCGTAGCCGAAGATCCGGTTGGCCTGGCGCTTGACGTCGTGCTGCTCCAGGTACGGCTGCTTCCGGCCGCCGCGGGCCTCGACCATCCGCACCCGGCTCGGATCAAGTGGCCGGTCGAGTGCCTCCAGGACTTCGGGTTCAACTGTCGCCATCGTTCCACTCCCATCCCTCAGCCGGCGCTGCCAGGCGGCGTGCCAGCGGCGTGTCGATGATGACGGCTAGCGGGTAGACGCGGCCGTCGTCGTCCTGCAGGCAGATCACGTCCACCGGCTCCCCGTCCAACCGGCTGGGCAGGATGCGGATACCCAGGCCGCGAACGATCTGCGCGAGCGTGGCGACCGAGCCGGGCCTGATCATGGCTTCCTCACGATCGTGCCGATCCAGCTCGACGCGAAGCCGGTCGCGGTGGCGATCTCGCGGATCGTCATGCCCGCCCCGTGCGCGCGTTTGACCAGCGTCTTGAACTCGTTCGTCTGCTCAGCCAGCGAGGCCTGCGAGCGGCGGATCGCGTCC